CACGCAGCCGGTCGAGCCAACTCAGCACGGCATCGCCCACGCCGCCGCCGGTCCGGCGACGGTCGGATTAAGCGTCATCAGGTGCGCCGCGTTGAATGAGGCCATCAGTGGGTCGATCTTTCCGTATCCGCTCGCCGCTCGCTCAATCATCATCGCCGTCGATGTCGCGCGGACTTTCGCGTTGCCCGCGCACCATGCGAGGAGGCGGCTTCCAGAGTGTTTCAGCGAGCCATCGACGAGCTTGCGTTCGACGGTCTTCGCGGCGTTCATGAGCCGGATGCCCTGCGGAACGCCGACCAGGAGCTTGGTCTCTTCCGACACGCCGATCTCGGCCAGCGCGTCCACCGCGCCGCCGATGCCAGCAGGGTCAGCGCCGACCATCGCCAGGCATCCGGCGTCGAGGACCAGGCCGACATGCGCCTTGATCCATTCAAGGTCGCCAGGAAGGCCATCGACCACCGTCAGATCGCCGTCGCGCGCGAAGTCTTGGTACAGCGCCGCGTTCGCCTTACGGCGGTCCAGTCCCTCGGGGCTGATCAACGCATGAGCCCAGAGTAGCCAGCGGCGCGTGTCTCGCTCGCGCGCGATGACGGCGAATCCGAACAGATCGTCCAGTCCGCCGCCGTCTATGCCGATCGTCGCCACCTCGGCGCGGTCGAGTAGCTCGTCCAGCGAGCGCGGCCCGCCGTTGCCTCGGATCCAGAACTGCGCCCCGGCCCATCCATCGGACCGCAGCGCGACGCCGATCTGAACGTTCAGATGCTGGCTGGCCCAGCGTCGTAGTTCGGCCTCGCTTGCCTCGCGCGCCGCCTCGTAGTCGGGAATCAGTCGCTCGACCGTGATCGACCGGCCGTTGTTCGGCGTGACGAGATGCCAGTTGCTCGGCTCTTGCCAGTCCACGCCTTCGGGAAACTCGTAGAGCACCGGAAGCAGCGGCGCGCTCAGCGTGCCGTCACGGACCTTGCGCGCCTTTGACAACTCGGCGGCGAATACACCAGCCGGCGGTCGCTCGGACTGGGTCGTGATCTGAATCAAGAAGCCCTCGGGCTGCGAGATCAGACCACCGCGAAGCTGGCCGATCACGCGATCCGCGTCCGGTGCCTCGGCGATGACGTGCGTCTCGTCCAGCAGGATGCCGGCGGGCTTCGTTCCGGTGATGACCTTCGGATCGAAGCTCTTGACCTTCAGGAACGCCTTGGTCTGCCGGTATGAAATTCTCTTGAGGTGTCCTTGCACATGAAACTTGCTCGCCAGAACCGGGTCCGCTTCGATCATGCCGACGGCCTGGCCGAACGCGAGATCCGCGATCTCCTGCGTCGGCGCGATGAGCAGGAACTCGGCGCGCGGTCGCTGGTTGACCAAGAGCGCCGTGAGCATGATCGCCGCGCCGGCGGTCGTCTTCGAGTTCTTCTTCGGCACCAGGACAAAGCATTCCCTGATCTGCCGCTGGCCATTGACGACCGAGCCGAACAGCGCCTTGACGATGTCCCGCTGCCAGTCGCCCGCCGCTTCCTTCATGCGCGGCTGGCCGGGGACATCCGGCAGACGCAGCGCGTCGAATATGCCCGCCGCCCTGCGCGCGGCGTCATGGTCGAGCGGGAGGTCTGGAACCAGGGACCGGCCCGACCGGAGCCGATCAGCCCAGTCTCGGCAGGAGGTATCCCAGGCCATCAGTTCGCCAGCAGCTGCTCCCAGTCGGTGCCGCGTTCGGCGGTCGCCGCGATTTCTTCGGCCTGAGCCTTCTTACCGGTCGCCTCGGCCCGAGCGTGGACGTAGGGCGCGGCGCACTGCGCCATCCTGTCCCGACGCGCCGCGTCGGCGGACTGGTCGCGCATGACCGAGAGCATGTATTCCAGCGGCGACATGCCGATGAGCATGGATTCGGTCAGCACCATCTTGGCGACCGGCTGCTCGCCCTTCTTCGGACGCCCCGATCCTGGCTGCGGCCCGCTGCCGCCGGGTCGGTATCCGCCGCGTGGCATGTGTTTTCGCTCCGAAATGTTGAAAATATCGCCTGTTTTGGCCCTACAGCGCCTGGCGTTAACCTCTACCCAGGCGGAAAAGTCTCTGGGTGGCCCCACGTGCATTGCGCGTCCCCAGGCCCCAAACATTAACACCCCCTACCCCATAGGCAGGAAGGGCCAATTAAACGCCTGTTTCGGGTCGCTTTCCACCGATGTTAACGCTTGAGTGCCGCTTTGTTCTCGTCGCCGCCGTCTTTCGAGCGTGGCATGGCGAGCACAGGGCTTGCCCGTTCGCCGGGTCCGTCCTCGACCCACCGTCTCGGATCTCGACGCGGTGATCCGCGACCAGCCGCCGGCCGAGCGCGCCGCATGCCGCACACATCCCGGCCGCACGGCGCAGCACCTCGCGGCTCCAGGCCCGGTGCTCGGCGCTGTCGTAGTAGCTGTCGCGGGCCTCGACCGTGGTGGCGATCGCCCGCTTAGCAGTGGTGCGGAGAGGCTGGCCGATGGTCCTCATCGACGCGCCTCGCGCATCCTAGCTCCCCGCATACCCCTACCGTCCCCGCCTGTCAAGTTCGCCATTCGTTCGCCAGGATATCGAGGGCCTCGGCCAGCATCCGACTGGACCCGCCCCGCCGTTGCCGCAGCAGCTCGTCGCGCGCGGTCAGCCCCATGCCCAAGCCGCAGATGTCGACGGTCACCGAGTACAGCGCCCCAGGCGCCCCGAGCAGCCTCGCCGCCTCTGCCAAGGCCCTGCCAGCGGCAACCCTACGTTCGATCGCCCCGATTGGATCACCGGCCGCCGTGCGCGGCTCCAGCCGAACCGCAGATGCGCCAGCCCGGCCGCCGATCTCGAACAGCGCGCGGAAGCGCTCACCGGCGGCGCGCTGGTCTGCGGTCAGGGTGCCGACGCGCTCCAACACGGCCAGCGTATCGACGACCCGCCACGGTCTTGAAGGCCTGCCCGCGCTGTCGACGAACGCCCTGCCACCGCCCCGCTCGGTCCGTTCCGGCTCTGCGGCCTCGATCCCATGCTCCGCATGCCTAGCCCGTTCCGGCGTCGGCGGGATGACCGGCTCGGCAGAATCGACGCTAGGCCGGTTTTTCCGGCCGCCTGCGCGTTGTTTCGTTCTGGACATGCTCAGGTAGCCCCGCCCGTCGTTTCGTCGTCCGGCGGCCCCGCGGCCGGGCTGCGGAGGGATGCGCGGATGTCGTCGAGGATCTTGTCGACGCGCTGGCGCTGGTCGGGCGGCAGATCGGAGTAGCGCGGCGGCGGGCTGTCGTCCTGGACCGGGAGCGCCATCACGCGGCGCAGCTGGTGCCGCAGGCGCTTGGTCTCGGCGGTCTCGGCCTCCAGATGCTCGCACAGTTCCGCGAACGACGGAAACCACCGGAACTTGCGCGCAGCAACCCCGAGGCTGGATTTTGTGAACGCGCTGGCCGGGTATTCGAGCATCGTGGCGTAGGCCCGCGCCTTCCCGGTCGCATCGGCCTCGTCGGTTCTGGTTGCGGTCAGCGTGCCCAGTGCGGTCAGCCAGCGCAACGCCAGCGCCTCGGGCGCGGGCTTCAGCGCCTCATCGACCGCCGCCAGCGCGCTCTGCGCTTCGGCCTTCAACCTCGAAGAAGCTGCCATCGGCGCCCCGGGCTGCTCGGTCTCGATCCTCGCGAGCAAGCCTTTCAGCGAGGACGATAAAGCCGTTGCGATTGCGAGATCCTGCGCCATTCCGCGATCCTCCGTTCACATTGCGTTCTGCCGACCGGCGGACCCAGTTCCGCCACGTCGCGCTCCAGTTGCTTTTGCGCCCAGCAGCGCCGGGCTTGGCGTGCCAGTAGTCCCTGAACGATCCCGCCTCGCGCTCCGGGTCGATGCCCTCGGCTTGGGCGAAGGCCCGATCTTCGTCCGATGGCGTCCAATCGACGGGCAGGCGCGATCCGCGGTCGGCGCGCGGCTCTGCGCGCGCTCCAGACTTATCAGGACCGGGAGGTTGTTCAGAGTTGCAGGATGTATCCTTTACTGTACGGTCCCTGTCCTGTCCTGTCCTGTCGTCCGTTACGTTATCGTCTCGTAACGCGTCGCGAGACGGTGACGTTACCGTCTCGTCGCCGTCTCCAGCGTCAGCCGGTGCTGCGCGCTCGCGCCATTTGCGCTGCCGC